GTCATTTTATTTTGTGGAATATAGCCTTTTAAATGACAATTCTTTAAAGCCTTTAAACTTATCTTCAAATGTGATGAGGCTCGATGACAATAGAAATCTATATTAATATCAGGATTACTCTTAGCAAATTCAATAATGCTCAATACGCCTTTTCCTTCGTGAACATTACCTGCAAACATAATTCTGTTCACTCTATCTTCGCCTCTATCAAAGAAATTAATATCTAAATGAGGACAAACTAATAAAGAGTCCTTTCGGCCATATAACTCCTTCTTGAAACAATCTCTGTGCAAAGGCGATAAAAATATATTAATCAAAGACTCTTTCATTAGTAAGGCGTTTTCTTTTAATACACTCTTCCATCTACCTGAATCATGTGAGTATACAATATAATCCTTAGTATCCATAATCTTAGCTCTAACTGATTTATACACGTCGGAACAATTACTAAAAACTACCAAATCACTACTTTTTAATGTATCAGAACGCAAAAACTTAGATTGGCATACCGTTATATCGTAACCTATCTCTTTTCCTGCACGAATAATATGCGAGTCAGTAATCTCGGCACCACCTGCTGGCACATCTTTAGTTGTATGGTCTGTTATCCACAATATTTTTTTATCTTTTAAATTCATATTAAATATCTACTTCTCTGTAATCAGAGGTCTCCTGTCCTTTATTGGTTAAATATTCTCTGTATTTTTTATCAACGTCTATGACAGTTTTAAATAATGTATTAGTTCTAAAAAACTTATTAATAAATTTACAATCTTTTGGTAAACATTTTAATCCTATACCATCTCTAGCTTCTTTCATGTCAATATTCCATTTAGTATTTACAGAATCTCTTAGTTCTTTAAAATCAATACCTCGTTTTTCGCACTCCATTCTAACTTCTTCAGCAATAGCAATCTCTATAAATCTATAAGCATTTTCTAAAGGTTTTGATAACTCAGCTATTTGCAGAGAAACAAGACTCAATTTATCTAGTGGCATGTATTTGCCATAAAACTGAACAGCTCTATCTAAAGCTTCTTTTGTATTTGCTCCCATTATTCTATTTAAATTAAACACATGATGAGTCTTATCGTTAGGATTGTATCTATGAGGAAATAAAACTAAATCAATATTCTCGTAAGCTTTTAAAATTATATCTGTATCGCCCGGTAACATAGTTGACTCAATTACAATTAATGGTCGCAATGATAAATCAATCTTTGAAATGACATCTTTAATTTGCTTTGGAGTATATACAGATAAGATATAAATATCGCACTCAGAAGAGATAGTATTTTTAATATCTCTAGCTGTAATCTTTTTTAACTCTTCTATTCTAGCTTCAGATATTTCTACACCAGATAACTCAACGCTCTTATCTTTATCTAATTCTTTAAATGTTTCCCAACCTATTTCTCCTAGTCCTATTACACAAATCTTCATTATTATATCTCCTTATTTAAAATACTTCTGTCTTAATAAAGTTGAACTAATATTCTTAGTTCTATCTAAATAAACTACTTTGACCCCTAAATTTGCACCTGTAAATGTTTTTGGTGTCCAATCATCTCCTACAAAAATTACATCAGGACTGTATTTTCTAATTAACTTCTTCTTTCCATAAGCTAAACTTTGAATATCAACTTTGTCTACCTGTCTTAAAGATGAGATTATTTCTATTCTGTATTTTAAAGGATTGCTAGAACTGTGGCCTTTTTTTATTCTAATATATTCATCATCGCTGATACAGACAATTAACTTGTCGCATAATTTTTTGGCCTGATTAATTAAATTCAAGTGTCCAATATGAAAAAGTTCGTACGCACCAAATGTAATTCCTACTTTATACTTTTGCATGACAATATTTTCCCAATTCTGTTTTAATTAATTCTATTTCAGCCTGATTTTCATACTTATGATGTCTCAGAATAGACTGCTCTTTAGGATAAGGCGCATATTCTGGACTCTTAGGATAACAGCTAATATTGAAGCCTAATTTTCTTACTAATGTTGTCTTGCACTTCTTACTTAATATAAAATCTTCAAAATTAACTATATAAATTTTCTCTGAACAATTTAAATTTTTTAGATGTTCAGAAAATAACTCTCTTTGACCTCTATACCCCTTAATGAACTGTTCTACTTCGACAGTTATATTCAATTCCATACACACTTCTTTTCTTCGTAACCACGTAGAGCGAGGGTCTCTTATCACACAAACAACTATGCTATTGTCTAATAAACTAATACCCGGCAAGGTTAAACACGTTACTACATTATTGAGTAATAGTATAGAATCTTTATCTATGTTTTCAAATTCTTTATTAAACTTGTGTTCTATTTGTTTATTTAATTTCTTCTTATAATATTCTGTGTTAGAAAAATTTTCTTTTTTCCACTTAGGATAAAGATTATTTCTCCATAATTTGGGCATTTCATTCTCTATAGCACAAACATTTTTAAAGCATCTAAAATAGTCGAATAATGCTGAGGAACCTGACGAGGTAGTTCCTGCAAAAAGTATTTTTTTATTATTCAAACTCATTATAGTTCTTTCGTTTTACTCGTTTTTCTATTATTTTTAATTTACGGTCTTTCTCTATCGCCACTCTATCCGAAATATCAAAAATTTCTTTTAATTGACCCAGCATTATTTCAACATCTGCAATTTTCTTAGTTATTGCAAATTCATCCTTTTCTTTATTTTCTATGGGTTGTCTATCATATTCAGCAATAGATTTCATTAACTCTCCCAATTTCTCAAATAATAACATGACCTGCACAGGTGCTCCATTTTTTGTTAATACTTCATAATATATTTCTTTTTCAGTCATTTAATTTCCTCTCACTTATAAGTCTAACTTTGAGATGTCATCTTTATAATCTGTTCCTTTTAATTTATTATATAAGTGTATCAAGGGCTCAAGACGTTTTTTATTATAATACCCGCCCTTTCTGTTTAATGGCGTCTTCCAGTCAGAAGAATATAAATATTCCACCATTTTTTGCAACTTATTATGTACATAAAACTTCTTATGTCTTAATTCATGCAACTGCAAGGGTAATACTATATCTCTAGGCATTCCTAGACCGATTGGATAAAAATAATACAAACCGTCCTCACCAATCCAAGAAGTCCACACATCAAAATTGCATTTCTTATCTTTAGAAAATATGTGCGAATGTCCACAATATCTTGGCGAATTTTTACCCTCACCAAAACTGCGAATTAATCCCATCTCGTTGCATACTCTATTAATCTCTAATAATTCTTCGAACACATCTTCAAACTTATGATATTTACTCATATATGCCAAGTCAATATCATTATCATTTGCTATAAAATCTTTTTCTCTTAAAGCACCTAATAGAGTACCAAACATTAGATAAATTTGTACGCCAAATAATTTGCTAAACCATTTATTGAAATCATAAAGATAGTTTATCTTCTTGTGTTTTTCTGCTTCTGACATAACCTTGAATTTTCTACCTTGAGACATCTATTTCTCCGATGTAAACTGTTCGTTCTCTCTGAGGGTCCAGCTCAACTAAAAAAATTGATTGCCATTGACCCATAATTAGTTTGAACTCTCCTACAGGAATAGTAACACTTGTAGGAAAGATTAAAGACCTAATATGAGAAAAACCATTTATTCTCTCATCAGGCGGTACATCTCTCTTCTCAATATCATCGTGTGCATATATCCCGCACTTGGGTGCTAATCTCTCTAAAAAAGCATCCATATCTTTTCTTAACAATATTTCATTTTCCAATATAGCAATACCACATGTAGTATGCAACGAAGATACAACAATGAATCCCTTTTCAATAGTCGGAATTACTTTCTTCGTTATATCAGTAAATGTTGTATTTGTTTTAAATTTTAAATACATTCTATTTCTCCTTTACTCTTGTATTTTTATCTCATTCTTGAGTACCGTAATACTACTTCCAGATTTATATTTTCCGTTAAAACAATCCTCAATAACACGCACAATATCCGACGGTTTTAATAATGTATTTCTATCCTCATTTGGGAATAATTTGTTTCTCATTTTTGTGTCTGTTCTGCTGGGATTAACACACCAAGCCTCATAGCTCTCTTGTGATAGAGATTGTACCAATGATATTAAACCTGCCTTAGAGGCACAATAACCACTCCACCCAGCCTTTCCTCGTAAACCCGCTGTAGAGCCGAGAAACACCATTTTTGCATTTACTTCTGAGGCTGCCTTTGCTATATAATAAGAGCTGATTAAATTTATTTTAATCTCATTTTCCCAGACCTCTATATTAGAACATTTAATTCTAGCAGGCTGTATAACTCCTGCACAATTAACAACCTCTGAAACATTTCTTTCTAACATCACTTTGACTATCTCTGCATAGTTACTTACATCGCACATTTCTCTTGTTATCTTTGTACCCATAAGTGCCTTTGCAATGTCTGAATTACCTCCAAAAATTACTCTCATAATAATCTCCTTAATTTATTAGATGATACACTCTTAGTATAAGGGAAAAATACAATCTCTGCACCAACACTTTCTGAAACTTCCCGACCTACAAATTCTTTATTATCATCGCCTCGACAAACAATATTAGGTTTTAAAAGTTTAATTGACTCATTCAAAGCATCGCTGTCTGTATAAATAAAAGCAAAATCCACATATCTAATTGCTTGAACAATTCTTAATCTCTCCTCTGCCGAAAAGATAGGTACTCTATTTTTAATATGCTCATTTATTGTCCAAGAACTTGGTATTCCTACAATTAAATAATCACCTAAATTTTTTGCTTTTTGTAGCAATGTTAAATGCCCTATGTGAAATATATCGCCTACCATGAATGTTAAAACTTTTTTCATTTTATTGCCTGTTCTTTAGTAATATTATTCATAATTTTTCTCAATAGCGTTTAGAACTTCCTCAACGGTTAATTCATCTAGATTAATGCAACTTTTATTACCTTTCATACATTTACTACTCCATTGATTTACTTTCCACCAGCATGTAGGACAAACATCTTTGTATAAATTAATATTATCGGGATAACCATAAAGGGTCGGACTGGTGGCTCCAAATAATACTACAGACTTGGTCTCTACTGCATGAGCTAAATGAACCACACCTCCCTCATTATCAACATGAAGTTTACTTAACTTTAATATATAAGCTAAATCAGTCAGATTGTCTACGCCTACTTTTTGTATATTAGCAAAACTTATCTCACTAGGTGTTCCTATTTGAATAACTTCAATATCTCTCTCTTGTAATAAAACTATCAATTCTTGCCATTTTTTTCTACTCCAGAGCTTCATAATACCGACACCTTGGTCGCAACCTGCATGTATAGTAATATATTTTTTAGGTAACTTATATTTTTTTAAATAACCGTAAGAAATATCTTCATTAATTTTAGCAAGTGGAATTATTAAATCTGATTTATTCAGGCTTAACCCAGTCTGTTTTGCATAGTAACGAAATACTTCTGACTTCCAATTATTGATAATATCTTCCGAGGCTAATTGCCAATTATCATACTTAGATTTATCAAAAGGTCTATTTAATTTAGGATTAGATTTATTCCAGACATAAGGATAATGTCTAAACTCGTAAATAATATCATAATCGTGTTTATGCTTACCAACAGTAGCACCCCAGCCTAAATTAGAGCTAATTCCTCTGATATTAGGATAGTCAAATACTAATAATTGAGCCTGTGTCTTATCTCTAACGTAAGCATCTATATAACTATTTGGATATTTTCTATGTATTGCTCTACATAAATATCCTAGCATTACGGTATCACCAACACCGCCCATCCAAAAAGCACCTATTCTTAATTTATCGTTCTCTCTGCTAGAAACAATTTTACCCGGTAAATCCATTAATGAAATATCCTTTTTTGTATCCGGAACATATGAGGTATCAACAGTCTGTATATTCTCTTTTATTTTTGATTTATTTTTTAAATATTCTTTAATATCTTTTAAAATCAAATCTGTATCTTGAAAAGAATAACATGACTTAGTATGACACTTTCTATCTTCATGTTCTACAAATTGAAAAGCAACACAAGGAAAACAAGAAACATTAGGCGTATAAGTTTTACAATTAACATACGTACCGCATCTCCATGCAGGTTTAAAATAATTTAGCATACAAAAAATCTGTTTATCAAAAGCGGCCGCTATATGTAAAAAGGACGTATCTATAGTATATACGCAATCCATTACAGAAATTAAAGCAAATAATTCTCGCAACGAAAGGTCTCTACTTAAATCGGTACAATTTTGAAATTTTCGCCTTCTAACTGAGGAGGTAAAAACCGAGCAACTTTTTCTTTTTAAATCATCTATTAATCTTTGTGTTAAGTCTGAGGGAATTTTAGAATCAACTCTTGCACTATCATAACCTAAGAATACCTTATTCCTATAGGAGTCATATTTTATAGAAGCTGTCTTTCGTTCCATATCTGTCAAAATAATTTCTGGTCTGTTTATAACTAACTCTTCTTTAGATAAGCCACATACTTCTGCTACGGAATAAATTCTATTTTGTTTATTTAGGTCTAATCTATAATCATTTAATAATTGTCCGAAATGAAGATGAATTACCTTTCTGAACTTAGAAATATCTACATCTTGACGTTTATTGTAAAAGCCTTTAATATAAGATAAATTATAAAAACAGGGTTCTCTATGCTTTTCACATAAAACGTATACGTCGTGCTTTACTGCGAGTGTTTTAAGAGAAGGAATAGTAAGTAAATGGTCACCTACACCTCCAGTAATATCTACTAAAATATTATTCTTATTTTTTTCGTAATTCTCTACTATTTTTGGAACATCAGAAGATGTGGATATAATTGGAATTTGATACTTCGTAAAGCCGTGAAATGCTTTAGATAACTGTCTCTTTGACCTTGAAGCGTATGATGCAGAAAACATTAAGGGATTCATAAATAATGTGTGAATAAACCATATATCAGGAACTTCAATATAATGAACATTTGGGTGTATAATAGGACTCGAAGGAAGTTTATCACAAACATATAATACACCAATATCATGCTTGATTGCTTTATGTATAACAGGAGAAATATTTGCACCATCTCTTTTATGACTAATAAAAGCAACAATAAAAAATTTACCCCTTGGAGAAGGTAAAATATAGTTTCTTCTTTTAATTAAAGCTGTATTATCTGAATTAGGAAGGTAGGTATCTATTTCATCTGATATTAGTCTTATCGTACTATTCATTTTTAATCCTATCAATTTAAGATTACAATTTATTTTAAAAATTTCAATTTAAAAAATAGTAGAGCTACAGAGATTACCCCCATAACTCTACTATTGAATTTACTAATTACTCTTTACGAACTTGCTTTTTGAATAGTAATCAAACCTTCTGATTTACTTGAGCCATTAACATATGCCCAAACAAAGTCAAACCAGTATGTTACAACAAGTAAGTCAGCTCTGCGACCAGCTTTATGCTCAACATCAACTTCGATGTTACCATAATAACCAGCGAAAGCACCCTTCATGTTAGCAAGAATAGCTTTCTCACCTGTAATATTCAATCTACGAATAACAGGGATACCTTGAACATGAACCACTTTCTTCAAGCCTAGTGCAGGAACATCTTCGATGTCAAATCCGATTACGTTCTTATCCGCAGACTTTTTAGCGGCCGTTACAAAGTTTGAAGATGCAAACAATACTAAATCTTCAATAGCTTCTTGGTTACCGTAAACTCCCAAATCTTCTTGTGCTTCTGCAACAGCATCAACAACATTTTGAGAATTTGAAGTAGTGTATTCAACCGGTGCGTTAGCACAATTTGCTGTTAAAGCTAACTTCTCAATACCATCACAGATGGAAAGAGGGTCAGTTGCTCCAACCGTGTCATCGTCGCCTTTAAGAGCAATTTTGTCAGCGGTTCTAGCAATAGCACCAGAAATCTTATTTCTAAATAACTGGTCTAGCTTTAGCTCTGGATACTGAGCGATTTGTTTCTTCTTTAAATAAATATAAGTACCCATTTCAACCGGGTCTAAATCAGCCGGTTTAATATCAAAGTCCATCTCAGCTAGTGTAGTAATATCTGAAGTAGCATCAAGTCTAAAAACCTTGTCTAAATCAGCTTCACCAATAACTGGAACGGTTCCTTCATTCACAATCTCGATGAATTGGTCTCTTGAAGAAACCATTTTTAAAACTAGCGACTTCTCTACTGCATCTTCTACGATTTTATCAATTAATTCTTTTGGTAAATTAAGTGAATCTCCTGCTGGAATTACAAAATCCATTGCATTTCTCCTTTTTTATTGTTTTAAAAAATTATTGTCTTAGTAACGTACTGAACCACGTATCAGAGTTACCACTTTTTCTCTTCTGAGAAGCTTCTCTGACCTTATCTATGTTGTCAACATCAAGACTTTTCTGAATAACATCCACTTTAGAATTAACACTTGCTAACTCCTCTAGTTTTGCTTCGTTTACTTCAAGTCTATCCGATAATTCTTTATTCTTCTGAAGAAGGTCTTTGATAATGGAAGCGAAATTAGCTGGTGTTTCCTCTTCTTTTACTTCTTCAGCTTTTTCCTCTACCTTTACTTCAGACTTTTCGACCACTTCAGACTTTTCAGTTTTATCTTCTGTTGTTGAGGCAGTATTTTCCTTTTCTTCTTTTACTTCAGTTTTAGGCTCTTCAGCTTTATTTTCTTCTTTGACTTCAGCTTTAGCTTCTTCTTCTTTTACCTCTTCCACTTTAACTTCAGTCTTAACCTCTTCAGCCTTAGGCTCTTCTGTCTTAACTTCTTCAGCTTTAGCTTCTTCTTTTACTTCTTCCACTTTAACTTCCTCAGCTTTGACTTCTTCAACCTTTTCTTCTTTGACTTCTTCAGGCTTTACTTCTTCTTTTACTTCGACCTTTTCTGCTACAGTCTCTTCGACTTTAACTTCCTCGGCCTTAACTTCTTTAGATACTTCTTCAGCATCTCTTGTTTTTACTTCGACATCTTTAACTTCTACTTCAGCATCTTTGCCTGTGCCGGTTCTGTCTTTTCTTCGCATTTCACCACCACATTTAGGACATTTAATATCTTTGCAATGTTCTTTAGATTTTACTTCTTCGCCACAATCTAGACATTCACAAGAATATTCATCTTTTTCTTCCTTTTTGCCTTTTGCTTTTTTAATCTCGATAGTATCTACATCAGATTCTTTTACTAAACCTCTTGTAACTAGCTCTCTTTTAAAGGAATCAACTTTATCAGCACTTAAAGCTTCGGGATTGCCCGGAACTGGAACAGCAGAATATTCAAGTAATTCCCATTTATGAACAACATAAGCACCGTACATACCGGCTTCTTCTAATTGTTCAAGAGAAATATTTAACTTATATTCAGAATTAAGCTCTTCTCTATTCTCAAGCGTTACCTCTTTATACTTAATAGGCATAAAACCTATTGACCAAGCATGTAAGAAACCGTCCTTGTAAGCGTTAAAAACTTTTACTGCTAAAGGGTCATTCTTATTAAATTCAGTAGTTGCTATAATCTCATCTTCTCTAATATCCAAATCAATACATCTTCCGATAGGAATTTTAGGAGTTGCTTCATCCATATTATGAGACCATAATACAACTGCATTATTTAAAAAGTGCTTAACATCTGCACCTTGAGGTAGAACAGAAGTGTAATATCTATCTAATGCTTTAGTATTAATGGTATGAGTAATTTTCAGACCTGCCTCGTCTACTGAACGAATAGCAGTCTTTAAAAAACCATTGCATTTTTTACCTAAATTCATTATTCTTCCTCCCTTATTATTATTATTATATCAATTATTGTGTATTAAGTATCTGATTGCTTACTTAAAACAACTCTTGCTTTTACAACGTCTCCTTGACGAGAAGTAACGGTGTATTGTACAACTACACAATTCGTGTAAGTTGCGGCCGGGATTCCACCGCCTCTATATCCTGCTAAAAGTGCTACCGTAACAGCAGTTCCATTTTGTGCTATAGTCTCAATAGCGTAATCGCTATCAGCTTTGTACTCTGCACAATCTACCGTAATTGTTAGTTCACTATTTCCATGAGCTACAAAAATCGGATACTGTCTATCGGCGGCAAAATGCTTAATAGGATTAAAATCATAATCAACTTCAATTCCTTCGCAACTAGCAACTTCGTGTTCATCTACTCCGGAGCCAATCGTGATTCTGCCAACATTTGCTTTTAAATCTGCCATAATTTATTCCTCCTCTTTCTATTATTAAATACAGATAACTCGTTATAGAAAACACTATTAAACTATAAAATTTAATAATTTTTCTAGTAAAACAATATAAAATACTTATTGTAGAATATAACCTACACTATGAATTTTCATATCTTTATCGTTTGATGTTTCAATTTTCCAACAAACTGTTTTATCGGAAGCTTGTCCGCTTAAATCAGCGGTTCCGGAATATACCTTTTTACTATTCTCAATACTAACTTCCTTAGTTAATGTTGCTTGAACCCAATTAGCACCATCATCTCTAGACATATAAGCCGTTAAATCAGTATTAATAGTAATCACATCAGTATCTTCTTCAACAACAAATATTCTTGCTGATTCAGGAACAGCTTCAGCTTCAGTTGATTCAGAAATAAGCGACATATTAATAGTTGTAGCTTCATATATATATAATTCTCCAACAGATAAATTAGAATCTCCATTATTCTCAGAAAACAGTAATCTAAAATATCTATATTCTGTTGTAATTGTATCACAAGTAAATTCTCTTGCTTCACTTGTTCCCCAACCTGTTTGGTCTGACTCAGTATCTATAGTAGTCCAATCAGAATCATTATTAGAACCTTGAAATACCCAAGCTTTAGGCTGTCTACTATGTTCTTGGGCAACACTATTTGCTACTAATTTATATTTGGATACTTTATAAGTATTTCCAGAACCCATATCCACTTTTAACCAAGCACCATCTACATCATTGTTGGATACCCAATAATGATTGAGATTTCCTTCAAAAGCTTTCCAAGCGCCGGAATTAACTGCACTTTCTTCTGAACTAGCTGAAGTAATAAAAGGCGTATTTGAACTATTTGATGTCAAATCATGTGGTACTATATCAACACCAGCAATAACAGGTTTATAATAATCACCGTCCGCATCATATGTTTCATTTCCAGAAGTTGCAACATCAACATCAGTTTCATCTGTAAAAATATCCATAATTCCGTCTACAAGATTTCTTTTTACTAAAGTTCCGATACCTGATATTCTATAAGCATTTAATAATAAATTATCTAGAACATCATTTGATGCACCAGATTCTCCGTATAGAGTATCAAAATAAGTTTTTAGTGTTGCTTTAATATTTGCCCAAGTTACTTTTTCAAGTAATGAACCTGTGGTATCTCTAATAGGTACTAAATCAGCATCAACAGGAGTTGTTTTTGCATCTGCTCCGTTAATTAAAGTTCCCATAGATGTTGTTGTTTCATCATCAGAACCCGATGCGTGTTTTTTTGTAAGTGCATCTGCAACATCGGTATCAGCTTTGACATCTGTAATAATTGTTGCTTCAGATTTATTATCAACATTGCCTAAACTAACATCAGATTTTGAAACTGAATGTGGATTACCCGTTGCTACATCACTATGAGTATATCCAGCTTTTGCTTGTGCGGCAGAAACCTCATTAGCTCCGCCTTCATCTAATTTAGTATCAGAATCTTGTGTATGTTTTTTAGTAACTGCATCATCAATATTTGCAACAGAAGAACTAGGTTTATCTGTAATATTATCCCAAGCCATTGTTGAGATAGCACCAACTAATTTCCAGTTATCTATAGTTCCACTTGCACCTGCTAAAGTCCATGTATATAATAAATCGGTATCTTTCGTAAATCTACCATCATTTTCTGTATTTTCGATTAATGGTAAGTCATTGTATGTAGCGACTGGAGCTTTTAGTCTTAATACAGATGAGCTTACTCCTATGCCTTTATATCCCATTTCTTATGCCTCCTTAAATATTTTTCTTATTCGCCTTTTGAATAATAATTAACAGCTACACTTCCTGTAACTGATTTAATCTGAAATTTACTGCAAGCAATACGATCATCAAAAGAAACATCTTTAGGGACTTTAATCCAATCTCCCCAACCTTCTGAATTATAAACTCGCAATAAAACTGCACCTTCGTCGGATATTACAGAAATTGATATAATATCAAATACTGGATTAATCTCTGTAGCATCGGTAGTAACCGTAATTGCACCTGCTTTATACTTAACACTCATAATTTTATCTCCTCTTTCTTTTTAAATAATTCTTTTATTAAAACTGTGTAAAAATACTCTAATTAACTTGTAGGTATGATTTTCGTATTTATTACGTTTTTAGCATACTTCTTTATATCGTGCCAATAACCGCAATGACATACGAATCTTTTAGTACCTTTAGATAAAATAGCTCTTAACTTACTGCCACATTTAGGGCATCTGTTAGATTTACCTCCACCTGAAAAAACTTTAAATTCCATTATTTTTTACTTTCTTTTTATGTTTAACAATAATCATTCTATCTTTTTCTTCTAGATGTCCTTCGATTCTAGAAATTCTATTTCCTAATTTATTGGTAGCGTTTTTATCTTTCTCTAATTCTACTCTAACATCTTTTACACCTTCGCATAAACTATCTACTTTTATTTCTAAATGTTTTAAATGATTTGAAAATAACTTCCAACCAAAATAACAAATAATACATAGCTGTGCTATACCTATTCCAAAAGCTCCGTAATCTTTTATTAACAAATAAATAAGTTTGAACATAATTATTTAACCTCTTTTCTTAACCGTTTACAGTTGGTGGTATATATAAATATCTCATACCCAGCTCTACTTCTGAAACATCATCTGTATAATCATCATTATATTCGGATTTTAACATACCGCCTTTTTCTATAAAAACAGGCATTTCTCTTAAATCAGAAGCTTGAAATAAAAGTCTAGCTCTAGCAGAAGCAACGATTGTATTAAATCTTTTATAAGCAGTAGTTTTGGTATACATAGTAAAACTCGAATTTGAACCGGGGGTTTCATTGAGAGCAAATCTACAATTTATAAGGTAGACATCTTGAACGGAAAATATAGCAAAATTCAAATTGTTATATAGTCCTACTTTTGTGAGTTCTGTTGCTTCATCTGCGGCCTCAAAAGCAAACCCATTAGTATAACAAGAGACACCTGCGCCACAACTATCACTGCCATAAAGACTAAAATTAGTATCTACATAATTAATAGTGATAGCATAATAATGGTCTACATTAAGTAACTCATTTCCAGTAACATCTATGGCAGCACCCGCTACAAAATCTTTAAGTGCATAAACTCTAAGTCCACCTAATAATTCAACTGATATTTCCGACACTTGAACACCAGTAATTCCTAAATCGCCTAAATTTTCGTATTGTGTGCCATCGTCTATAGAATTTGCTGTGGTTGGTAATGTTATTCCCATATCCCAAAGTTTTACATTAACTGAACCGGGCGGAGCAACAGCAACCATGTGGTCTATATAAACAGCCTTTCCGGCTTCTCTGTTTTCTACTCTAAACCCTATTTTAGTAATCGCTGTTAAATCTGTTATACCTGCTTGGTCATCAGTTAAAGCGTTCATATTTATTGTTAAGTTATACCAAATTTCTTTCTTAATAGCTAAAAGTGGTATACTTGCCGTATTTGTTCCATCACCTACAAAAAATCTTAATTTACATTTATTATATTCTTTTTCTTGATAAACGTGTACGTGTCCTGTATAATTAGTATAATTCGTTGACACTACAGTTCTAACCCATTCATCAGCAAGAGTATCCATTGGAAGTTTCATTGACTTAGTGCTTTCAGTAACTATTGTAGTTTCAAGTTCAGCAACATTAGTTACCTCTTCCCATACAGCTTGTAATTCGCCACTATCTGCGTAACTTTCAAAATTATCAAATACTGTAGTTTCAGCACTTTCCCCGGCTAAATGAATACCATTTATATTATTTTTACTTGCTTTAAATATCTGACCAACTATATTAGTTGAAGTAACTGTTGCCTGAAGTGTCTTAGAACTTTCAACTTGTTCATTCAATATTCTTGGTCTTAATCTTATTTTATTTAATGAACCTTTATGTATTAAATAATTTTCGCTATTAGCAGTCTGCTTAGTATATGAGATTGACACTCCTTTACTATTAGAAAATATATTATCATCTTGCTTTTCTTCTGTAGCAGGATTTATTACATTATCACTTGTATTTTTAACTTTTATTTCTTTAAAATAACTCATATTATATTTTCCTTAAATTATAATCCAATTTGTACCATCGGATAAAATTAGTAAATTATCCCATTGATTTAATTCTTGTGTTATTTCTCCATCTATAGTTTCTGCTGAATAAGCATCAACAGTAATTGTTCCTGAGCCTGTATTTTTTATAGAATATATTTTACCTTCTATACTAACAGCAGTAGGTAAACTAATTGTAAATGAATTAGCTGTACAATTAATTTGATAGTCCGTATCAGTTAATGTATAAGCTACAGATGTCTCAACATAATTTGCATCTATAGAAGAAACTGCTTGACTTCTAAATGTAAATCTTCCTATAATAGTATAATTTAGAATTACACTTCCTGTTACTGCTTTAATTTTTATTTTTAAACAATCAGATAAACCTTGTAGTACAACTCCAGAAGCTCCTGATAATTCTGCACCCCAACCGTTCTCATCATATACTTGAACAGTTATAGCACCGTTTGTAGAATATATTGACCAATATTCTATATCAAATGTTGGCGCTATTTCAGTATAAGCAGTTGTTACCGTAATTGTATTTACAAGTTTTCTCATAATTTATTTTTAAATTTCGTCATACTCTATAATGTAATCTACTTCAAATGTTCCTGTATCAGCAGTTGCTAAAACTTCTAATTGAAAAACTAACCAAGAAGTATAATCACTAATATTTACTAAATCTCCAGTTAATGCGATTGCATCTCCTGTTCCTGTTTTAGTTGTAAAATCTATACGAGTTCCTTTAGATGATTCTACAGCAACGGGTGCAACATAGGTAATAACAGCATCACTATTAACAGTCATGTTGTAACCGGTTGCAGGCATACCTGAATCATACCATGCTTTAAAATTATCACATTTAGAATTTGGTGCTAAATCACATCTAAGTCTAATCCAAACTTCATAAGAATAATTCTTTCCCGATGTAGGTATTCTCATGGGATAGGCAGTTTTAGATGCAGAAGCATTATCTACTGTAATTAAATTGGAAGTATTTTTTGCAATCTCTTGCTCTGAACCTGCGTATGTATATCCT